AGGCGGCGGTGTTAGTAGAGCAGGTACAGGAATTCAAATAGGAGGAAGAACAGGAGGAGGAATACCCTCCAGAGTACTTAGAGGATTTATACAAGAAGCTACAATATTTAATAGCTCTATTATCGATACTAGATCAACCATAGAATCCAATATCAACTCCTATTTCAACATTTACTAATTAACAAATATTTATTATAAATTATGCCAGTAGCAGGAGGACCTTTCATACAAAAAACCGGAATACTTTTAAATGCAGATGCAGCCAATGCAGCTTCATATACATCTGGTTCTACAGTAATTAATAATGTATTTAATCCAAGCATATATAATGGTACACTTAACGGTCCAATTGCATTTGATTCATTAGATTCAAAAGGAGCATTAGCATTTCCTGCAAGCAATTCTTATGTAGATTTTGGTAATATAGGTAACTTAGCTACGTCATGGTCATTTCAAATCGCAGTTAAGCCAATGGCGTCTGCTTCATATAACCATACGATTTTATCTTATGCATCAGGATCTATTAATAGCTCAATAACATTTAAATTAGATTATTCTTCTTCTAATCGATCAGTTGTATTATCTGCGTATTCAGTTACGGGATCAACGGCAATTGTACATACTGTTACTGGATCTGTTCCATCAGGTTCGTGGTCTATAATCAATGCATCATATGGTAATCAAGTATTAGGTATGTATGTAAATGGAAGACCAACAGATTATGCAGTAACTACGGGATCGACAGTAGGATACAGTACTAATAATAGACTATACTTAGGCGGAACATTTTTAGTAACATCTAGTTACTATACAGGATCTATAGGAAGCTTACTTGTATACAATTCAGATGTACCAAATACGCAATTAATTCAAAATTACAATGCATTTGCTACAAGATTTGGATTACAAACTAGTTTATTCTTCCCGGCTTCAGTAGATGCAGATGCATTTAAGTTTATTGAAGTTGCTCAAATTACCGATCAAACTCAAATAAATGCTGTTAATAATTTAGTAGTAGGTTTAAAAACAAATAGATTATGGGATAAAATGCTTGCTATTTATCCATTTATTGGAGGTACAGCATTTTCACATAAATGGAATTTAAAAACACCAGCAGATACTAATAATGCTTATAGAATTACGTGGGTCGGCGCTGTACAGCATGATTCAAGTGGAGTTGAATTCTTAGGTGGAATTGGTAACACTAACTTTGCTCCGTTTACGGCATTAACTAATCCAACTCAGTCAAACCACATTGCCATGTATAATAATAAAGGAACACTAGGAGGTGGTAGAGGATGGGGTTTAGTAAATATGGGAAATACTACATTTGTAGGTAATGGAATGGGTATTACAGTAGACTATGGCGGAGGCGGCACTAGTCAATTTAATGCATATAATGCAAGTGCCGGAACTACATCGGGTGGTACTTCACCGCAAAACAGGTTAGGTTTATTTGTAGCTACAAGAACAGATACAAATCAATCAGGATATTATCAAAGAGGAGGTCGTACATTTAATGGATCTTCTACATCATCTCCTTCATCTTCACCAAAAACAGCAACGATATTTTTAGGAGGCGAAAATGGAGATTGGGGCGCAAACAATGGCGCCATGGCATTTGCTTCTTTAGGAACAGGATTAACACAAACGGATGTAGATAACTATTACGCAGTAGTTCAAGCATATCAAACCGCATTAGGAAGATTATCAGTATAATATGGAACAAGTTATATTATTAACACAAGAACAAGCTGAATTGCTTAAAGACAGAATGTTTGCAATAGATTCTTATTTTCTAGTTCAGCAAGATAATGACAATAACTATTTCATTACAGTATTTGAAATGGAACATTGTACCAATCCAGAACTTCAATGGATTAAACAATGCCCTAGAATACAATACAATCCTAAACCAATACCAATGCCAGAAGCCATAACTTCATAACATATTCATATTTATTATAGAATATGGCATTTTCAAACGGACCTAGAATAATTACACAAGGATTAAATCTACTAGTAGATATAGCAGATTTAAATTCATATCCCGGATCCGGTACTGTAGTTACGGATATAGTATCTAAAACTACGGGAGTATTTACCGGTGCAGTTTCATATACATCTAGTTACTATGGAGGATTGTCTTTTACAGATCCATCCGCTTCTGTTGTATTCTCAGGAACAACTACGAATTACGGGATAAGTCCATTTGCAGTTGAAATGACATTTCAGCCTACACGAATACAAGGCATTCATTGGTTATTTACTAAAAACTCAGGTTCTTTTCCAACATGGGGAGCTTATATATCAGGTTCAAACAATACCGGAAAAGTTTTTGTAACATATAATGCATCTGCTGCAATATCTTGTTCTATATCATCTTCTGATTTTATTACAACAGGATCTACATATATTTCTACATTTAGATATTCTCCGACATTAATTAGTAGTTATGGTACGCCTGTAGGAGGTATTACTATGGTTATTAACAATGGAGTTATAAAAGGAGGAGTTGCATTAGCTAATAATATTGGATCATTAGGTTCAACGGCTAATTTAATTATTGCAAATACATCTACATTCAACAGTGGATTTTCAGGTTCAATACATAATTTTAAAGTATACAGCGGAAGTACAAGTTTTTCTCAACCAGGTACTAATTACGCAGCTCAATACTTTAGATACAATTTACCTCAAGTATCACCTGCAACTAGATTTATTAGATCATTAGTAGTAGGACCTGGCGGAGGGGCAGGTATATATCAGAGAAACGGCGGCGGCGGAGGCGGAGCTGTAGTTGAAGCATATACTACCGTTAACATAGGAAGAAATAGAGTCAATATAGGTTCAGGCGCCGAAGCCGGTCGTACTGCATTAAATGGAAGTGATACCTACTTGATTAGAACATCTTCATTTTCAGATATTATTGCAATAGGCGGCGGAAATGGAGCAACTCGAGGTTCTACATTTGACTGTGACTTTGGAGGTTCTGGATCGTCAGGCGGCGGCGGAAATCCAGCGGGTCAAGCAGCATTGTTTAATGGAAGATTCTATGGTTTCAACGGCGGCACTGGATTTGAAGGAGGCGGCGGCGGAGCAGGTGGACCTGCTAGCGGATCATTCCCGGGACCTGGATTAGGATCTGATATTTCCGGAGTATTAACCTATTACGGCGGAGGGGGAGCTGGTCATAGTGCTACACCTATACCAGGAGGTATTGGCGGCGGCGGAGGAAATACAGCCTATCGCGGATTATTAGGAATGGTTACTCAATCGGGTGGATTTTTCATAGGTATGACAGGTTCAGCAAACACCGGTGGCGGAGGAGGAGCAGCAGGACCTGATGGAAGAAACAATTTGGGTAGCTCAGCAGGAGGTTCTGGAGTAGTAATTATACGATATCAAGGAGCTCAACAAGGATTTGGAGGAACAGTTACCTCAGTAGGTAATGATACAGTACATACATTTACAACTAGTGGAGATTTTATTTTATTATAAGCAATGGCAGTTCAATTTGGATTTGGAAAAGTAGTTACTAATGGATTAGCATTTGCAGTAGATGCTGCGGATCCTAATTCATATCCTAGAACAGGAACTACATGGAGAGATGTAACTCCTAATAATACTAATGGAACTATAACTGGTTCAGTAGCATTTACATCAGAGTTTTACGGAGGATTAGTTTTTTCAGATTCTTCATCCGCTGTTGTATTTCCAACTAGTAGTGCTAATTTTGGTACTAGTTCGTTTACTGTCGAAATGACATTTAAACCAACGTTCATTAATGGAAGACATTATTTAATGTCTAAAAATTCTGGTTCATTTCCCAATTGGGGTATATACTTATCAGGATCGAATGGATCAGGTAAATTATGGTCTGAATTTAGAATAACATCTGCTATTTCTTGTTCAGTATCATCTTCAACTACATTTGTAACAGGATCTGTTTATCAAATCGATGTTAGAATATTACCAGGCGATTCGGCATCTGGGATTTATGTAAATGGACAAACTGAGGGTGGGGTATTGGGCAATGGCGGCGGTTCATTAACAAGTACATCTAGTTTATTTCTAGGTAACTTTGCATTAAATAATACACAAAACTTTTCCGGATCAATTTATTCAGTAAAAACCTATTTACAAGCTACTACAGAACAGCCTGTTATAAACTTTAATACAGTATCAACTAGATTTTCTAGATCACCTGTACCAGAAACTGCTAAAAGAAGATATGATATTTTAGTAGTAGGCGGCGGTGCCGGAAGTGGAGTTTTTAGAGGAGCCGGAGGCGGGGCAGGTGGTTTGCAGTATATAAGTTCTGCTGCCATAACACCCGGAAAACTTACTGTAGTTGTTGGCCAAAGCGGTAGTGGAGCAACTTCTGGAATTCCAGGTGGAACAGGAGGGAATTCAATACTTGGAAATTTAATATCTTTTGGCGGAGGCGGCGGCGGAAGTTTTGGTGGCATTGGCCAAAATGGTGGATCTGCCGGAGGCGGAGGCGGCAACTCTAGCGGCGGAACTTTAGGTGGTAGCGGATCTGTTGGACAAGGAAATGCAGGTGGATCTTCAAATGCAGGAAGTAACGGTGGCGGCGGAGGTGGAGGCGCCTCAACAGTAGGTTTACCTTCTATTTCATCTGTAGGAGGAGCGGGCGGGTCAGGATCTTATATAGCTGCTTTTGAGCTTATTGGCGGATCACCAGCAGGATGGTTTGCTGGAGGCGGAGGTGGAGGAGGAGAGTCCAGCGGCGGCCGAGGCGGTATCGGAGGAGGAGGTAATGGAAACCTTACTGATGCTTCTTCAAATACTACAGGATCAGCAAATACCGGTGGTGGTGGCGGTTCGGGTAAATTTGATAGCCCATCAAGAGCAGGAGGTTCGGGCATAGTAGCAATCCGTTATAACGGCGCGCCAATTGCTATAGGAGGAGAAATCACTCAATCAGCTGGATTTACATATCATGTGTTCAGAACAGCAGGCACTTCATCCTTTACAATATTCTAAAAACATTCTTTACTAGTTAATATTTATAACAAAGAATAAGTATGGCTAGTGTTCCAATATACGCAGGATCATCTTCTTTCTTTCCAGGAGACACCCCTTTTGGATTTTATGATTATGACTATCAATTTCAACAAGACGCAGATAAAGTAGTTGATTTTTGCGTAACAAGATTAGGTTATCCTATAGAAGACGTAGAACTTCAATCTAAACAAATTTATACTTGTTTTGAAGAAGCAGTAACAGAGTATTCTAATCAATTAAATCAGTTTTCGATTAGAGACAATTTATTAATGCTTCAAGGTTCTCCGACAGGATCTAATTTAACTGGACGACCTATCAATCCTACTTTAAGCAGAATAATTTCTATTGCAAAAAATTATGGAACAGAAGCAGGATCTGGCGGATATGTTACTTGGAAATCAGCTTCATTAGCAGTTACTACAAATAAGCAAGTGTATTCAATGTCAGATTTTACATTTGAAGATCCTAATGATGCTACAAAAACAATAGAACTTAAAAAGGTATTTCATACTAATCCACCTGCTATCGTAAGATACTTTGATCCATTTGTAGGAACAGGTTTAGGTTCACAGACAATGCTTGAAGGATTTGGTTGGGGAGGTTATTCACCAGGCGTGTCATTCATGATGATGCCTATGTATGCTGACCTATTAAGATTACAAGCAATTGAATTCAATGATTTAATAAGAAGATCAGGATTTTCATTTGAAGTATCAGGTGATAAGCTTAGATTGTTCCCTATACCAGAATATAACTTTAATGTATTTGTTCAGTATATAACCGTAGAAGAACGAAATGCATCAGTACTTCAAAACAATACAGCTGGTACAGTAGGTGATTTTTCAAATGTACCTTATCAAAGACATGAATACAAATATATCAATCCTGCAGGAAGACAATGGATTTTAAGATATACATTGGCATTAACAAAAGAAATACTAGGTAACATTAGAAACAAGTATTCTTCTATTCCTATTCCAGGATCGGAAATTACATTGAATGGAGCAGACCTAGTTGCACAAGGTCAACAAGAAAAAGAAGCTTTAATAACAGAGTTAAGAGAAAACTTAGGTGAAGTTTCTAGACAAACACAAATGGAAAAACAAGTAGCAGAAGCAGAAGCTTTACAGACTCAGTTAAGCAAGATGCCGTTAGCAATTTATATCGGATAAAATATGGCATTATTTGGTTCAGTTAGAGATTCAAATCTATTTAAGTCAATAAATAGAGAATTATTACATAATATAATAGATACAGAAGTACTAGTATATCAAGTCAATACCTCTGAAACGCCCGCTAACTTTTATGGCGAATCTGATAAAATGATTTATTATACACCTACATTGATTCATGCTCTAGTTACATTAGATGAACCAACTTGGAATGATACGGACTTTGGAGCAGATGTTACTCAAACAGCTACATTTGCATTTTTAAAAGATGACTTGGTAAGTAAAAGTATAAAACCAGAACCAGGTGACATTATAGAATATAAAAGTGGATATTACGAATTGGATTCTATTGCAGAAAATCAATTTGTAGCAGGTAAGGATCCTGAAAATTGGTTCGGTGGCGATGGATTTGGTGCTTCTATTTCTATTATATACAATGCCCACTTAACTAGAATTAGTGCTCTTAATATTGTACCAATTCGTTATGGCGCAAATCAACCTATTACAAAACAATCTACATTGCCATCTAATATATGATAAAGAAACCAGCAAATACATTATCTGTTAAAGCATCAGACGAAGCTGTAAAAGAACAGCAGGGGCAAAGTATTGTTCGCAGAGACACAGATAATGTTAATGACATTAGAATTTCATTCTATGACATTGACTATGCTTTAATGTGGCATTTAGAAAATATAGTTAAGCCTACTGTTACAGAAGGCGATGAAGTTGTTACGGTGCCATTCATGTTTGCATCTGCAGAAAAATGGGCCGCTGTTAAGAAATATGGTTTTGTAAGAGATAATCAAGGTAAAATTCAAACACCTATGATTTCTATTCGTCGAGCGGGTGTTACTACTAGAGAAGACATGAGACGAATGGCAGTATCAGAAGCTGCAGAAAACAGAATCATATTAGAAAAAAAGTATTCTGCTCAAAACAGATACGATGCATTTTCATTAATGTATAATAAAAGACCAAATAAAGAATTCTATGCAATGAGTTTACCTAAATTTGTAGAAGTTCAATATGATTTGGTTATTTGGACAAATTATACATTTCAAATGAATGAAGTCATAGAACAATTAATGTGGTGGGATGGAAAAGCATTTGGTGATACTAATAAATTTACTACAAAAATAGATGACCCATCCTTTGAACAAACAAATATACCAGGCGAAGACAGAATTGTAAAATCTACAATACCTGTTAGAGTTAAAGCATATATACTTAATCCTACAGGTCCAAATGCACCTGCATTGAATAAATTGGTAGGAGTAAATAAAATTGTATCAATGACCGAAGTAGATTTAACAGCAGATGAGTATATCCAAAATAGCCGTTCAAAACCACCTGGATATCAACAAGATTTATCGAATAGTTAATATTTATTTAAAATAAAAAGTTTATGGCAAAGATTACGCAAGAAGAACAAGACTTCATTAAAAAGTTACAAGAAAAGTATTCAGAGTTAACGGTAAAGATAGGTCAGGTAAACATGGAAATGCATGACTTGGAGAACACGTTAAACGAACTAAAAGAACTAAGAACAGACCTGTTAAATCAATATGTAGAAGCTAAACAATCAGAACGTAGCTTCATTGATAAACTTTCAGATACATATGGTAATGGAAGTTTAAACCTAGAAACAGGTGAATTTATGCCGGAGTAATTAAAGGTTTGGGATATTGTACTGATATTTATTATCAAGTAAAACAAAATCTCAATCTTTAAAAACACATGGAAAAATTAGTATCACCAGGTGTATTTACCGAAGAAAAAGACTTATCATTCTTACCACAAGGAATTGCTGCGATTGGAGCTGCTTTCATTGGACCTACAATTAAAGGTCCTGCGGGAGTCCCAACCACAGTAACATCATTCGGAGAATTTGAGCAAGTATTCGGAACTACACATCCCAATTATTACTTACCATACGCTGCAAAAGAGTATTTGGTAAATTCAGGTCAGTTAACAGTTGTTAGAACATTGCCAGATGATGGCTATAAAGTAAGTAAAGTAGTTGCTTTATCTGCTACGTATTCTGGTTCTAACGGCGGAGTAACAAGTTCATTTGTAACTTTATTACATCCTTCGCAGATCTTATCAGAAAACAGTAATTTCTATAATGGTACAACAGCATTATATAACAATACTGTATTAGATGTAATGTCTACAACTACTGGCGTATCTAACTTAATTGTATCAGGTGCATTTACAGTAGACACTGCAGCATTCCCTGGTACTTCTAACTATGTAAGTACATATGTATCTATGTCATTGAATCCTAGTGCTACTAATTACATTGGTAAAACTTTAGGATTAAAAGCACAATCAACTAAAGATCCAGTATACTTATATAACATGTTCTCAACAAGAGCATCTGAAATGTATTCAGGTTCTGCTACTACATATGTATCAATGTCAGTTTCATTGGTAGATATGGATTTCAGAGAATCTTATAAAGAAGCTGAAACACCATGGATCATTTCACAAACAGTTAATAACACTAACTTTAACTTGTTTAAATTGCATACTATTGCAGACGGTGTTCACAGTAACTATGAAATCAAAGCAGTTATTTCTAACATCAAACCTGCAGGAACAGTTGCTGGTTCTGAGTATGGTTCATTCTCTGTAACAATTAGAGCCGTTGATCAAACTCAATTGCAATTGTTAGGTTCTCCATTTACTAGTCAAGATTCAGATGCTAGACCAAATGTATTAGAATCATTTGATAATGTTAATTTAGATCCTAATTCTCCTAGATACATTGCTAGAGTAATTGGTGATAGATACAGAACATTTTCTAACGGTAAAGTTATTATCAATGGTAACTATTCTAACAAATCTAAATATGTTTATGTAGAAATAGATTCTAACGTAGACAAAGGAGTTTATTCTTCTGAATTAGTACCTTTCGGATTTGCAGCTTTATTTAGTCCACTTCCAAGTACAGTTGCTAATGTACCTGCAGCTAAATTTGTAACAACTCAAGACGCAGCTGGTTTATACAACAAAAGAATTGCATTTGGATTTGATTATGCATTAACATTAAATGATAATAGCAATTACTTAAAGCCAGTACCAGTTGTAAATGCAACTACAGGTTCAAATGGTATTTTCTTATTATCTAACTATAACCAATCTGCAAATGCTGGTTATCCAACGGTAGCAACTGCTTATTCTGGATCAATCAATTTAACTTCAAATACTTCAGTTGAATCTCGTAAGTTTGTTGTTCCTTTCCAAGGCGGTGCTGATGGTATTCAACCTAACAGAAGAAATTTAGTTGGTTCTGAAATAGTTGCAGCAAATACACAAGGATTTGATTTATCATCTACTTCTGCTGCAGGATTTTCAGTTTACAAAGATGCAATTGATACTTTATCTAATCCAGATGAGTATGATGTTAACATGGTAGCTATGCCAGGTGTACTTTACAGCTTACATCCAGCAGTTATTGATTATGCAGGTTCAATGGTATTAGACAGAGGAGATGCTTTCTTAGTATTTGATTCAAATGCAATTTCAGATAACATTACAACTGCGGTTGATACAGTAGAAGCAATTGATAACAACTATGCTGCTACTTATTATCCATGGGTAAAAGTAATGGATACAAACATGAATAAACCAACTTGGGTACCGCCTTCAGTTGTTATTCCAGGTGTATTAGCATTTAATGACAGAGTAGGTGCAGAATGGTACGCTCCTGCAGGTTTAAACAGAGGTGGATTAACTTCAGTAACAGATGTTTATTCTAGATTAACTCACGCTGAGAGAGATGAGTTATATGATGGACGTGTTAATCCTATTGCTACTTTCCCTGGCGTAGGAGTTGCAGTTTGGGGTCAAAAGACTTTACAAGCTAAGCCAAGTGCATTAGATAGAATCAACGTAAGAAGATTATTAATCACTGTTAAGAAGTATATTGCATCAGCTACTAAGTATTTAGTATTTGAACAAAATACCGCTGCTACTAGAAACAGATTCTTAAATATTGTTAATCCT